TTTGCTTCAACCAGAACTTCTGCAGGCGTTGCCATTTTCCGAATAATGCCGCGGTCCTTCGCGATCTTTACCAGTTTGTCGAGATCGGCTGTGTCAGCATGTGACTGTTCATACAGATAGTTCAGCTGGATGTAAAGCTTCTGGATCTCATAGGACAGCGCCGCAAGCGCATTGTAAAGGAGATATCCCTCACCCATCTGCACTCCCGTTCCTGCTTCCTTTTTTGCCTCTGTTAAAATGGCTTCAAATGTCTTATCCTCATACACTCTGCTCCACCTCCATCTCTCCAAATCGTGTTATAACCCGGAAGGAAATGTGCATCTGATCGTCCTTCCGCTCTACATTGAAATCTGTAACATCCGATATATACGGATTCACAAGCATCGCTGACCGGATCTCATCCTCACAGTCCGTCTGTAAAAATTCTCTTGAAACCGCACGGCCAATGTACTGTTCCATATCCGCACCGTAGTCCCATGAATAGATCGGGTATCGAAAGCGCTGCGTCTGCAGACAGCACCAGATCCATACTTTGATAGCTTCTTTACCTTCCACTATTTGACCTGTTAACTGCCCCGTAGAGAAGTTTATCCCGTACTCTTTTGGAATTGTCTGTGACGTCCCTGAATCTGTCTTCTGAGACATCTGCGACGCGTAGAATGAAGGTAAAATACTCATACACTCACCATCTTTCCAAGCACCAGATACTGCGTATCACTTATGCGATAAACAGCAACCATATCTCCAGTCTTCAATGCCGGAAGATAGCTTGACTGATCCTGTAATGCGCCCCCGGCCGGACACTTCCCTGCAACATTTATCGCAATCTTAGATAAAAGCCTGTCGCTGAACAAAAGATCTTCTGAAGATAATTCCAACTTTCCGATGCGGCAGGACGTGGGGCCTGTCATTTCCGCAAGCTGGATCTGGCCATTCATTTCTTTTCCTGATTTTTCATTGTCCGGTGCCACGATATCTAATAACTCAGCTTCCCATCCCACACATATCATCCTTTCCTGTTTGTTGTTTTCTTCACCTTTTTCTGCGTAACTTCCTTTGTTTCAACTTCAGACATGATTGCTTCAAACTTCAAAGTCAGATCCATCTTGTGAATCCCATTTGACCAGGTATGCTTATCCGAAGCGATCCAATAACGTCCCGACAGCCCTGTTGCGCCATCCGTCACTGCCACGTAATAGCAGGAAATACAATTGATATCTCCAACTGCTGATATCTTAATGGTCTGTGTCGGCGTTGTCTTGAGCTTTGCTGTCGCGGCCGTCACCGCATCCACACCCTTTTCCTGCTTATAGATTGATTGGAACACACCGAAGCTGCTGATTGAATCCTCGTCCTTCACTTCTCCAATCTGTTTTCCTTTGCTGTCCAGAATCTTGATCCGGTTCTTTGTCTCCTCCATCGTTTCCTGAATGTCGGATTCAAAAATATTTTCCTGATCTGAAAGTGTGAATTTAGAGACGATCCATTCAGACTTGTAGACTCCCAGTCCTCTCTTGTAGATCATGGCAAAATACTTATCACCAGAGATCTTATGTGCCTTCGTATATCCGGCCATGATGATATCATACAGACTCATTTCATCGCAGATCATGGATTTTATATTGATACCGGTCGGATACAGGTATCGGATCGGTATCTGTGCATCCGCGCAGATCTCTGTTGCGATTGCTTCCGCGGTGATATTTTTAAAATTCTTTTGATCCGCCGACTCCAGAAGATTCTTCATCATATCCATCGCTGAAAACGTGATTGATCCTGTCTGGCTGGATCTCTCAATCCCGGATATCTGTCCATAAAAGACTTCACCTTCCCGGTCATCCGTCAGAGAAACAAAGTCTCCGGTCTCCACCTCCGGAAGCTTCATTGTGTCATCATACGGAGCATTTAAGTATTCAAACTCAAAATTTCTCGCTGCCTCTGACGCGGATCCCGACCAGGAATACGCTGCACAGGCATTCGTGATGTCATACTGGATATTCTGTTTGGGCTTGATCAACTTTACGATCATCTGGCATCTCCTATCCTGGAATCGTTAATATCTGCCCCGGCTTGATCAGATTGGGATTGCTGCCGATCACAGACTTATTTGCTTCATACAATTTCTGCCAGGATGCGGATCCAGTCATTCTTCTGGCAATTGCACTGAGACAGTCGCCTTTCTTCACCGTGTA